TAGCGGCACTTAAAAGAAAAGGTAAGAAATAATGACAGCAACAAATACACATAATTTTAACCTAGATCTTAATTTGCTAGTAGAAGAAGCGTTTGAGCGTTGTGGTACGGAACTTAGAACGGGCTATGATTTAAGAACTGCTACACGCAGTTTAAATTTATTAACTATTGAGTGGGCTAATCGTGGGATTAACTTGTGGACTGTTGAACAGGGAGCTATTACTCTAATTCAAGGGACGGCAACTTATGATCTACCTACGACTACTATTGACCTTATTAGTCAGGTTATTAGAACAGGAACTGGAACAACCCAATCAGACATAACTATATCTAGAATATCAAACCCCACCTATGCTTCTATACCAAGTAAAAATGACACGGGCCGTCCTATACAAGTTTATATAGATAGACAGGCGGCAATACCTAAAATAACTTTATGGCCTATCCCGAACGATGGAAGCTATACTTTTGTTTATTGGTTTTTGAAAAGAATTGACGATGCAGGCACGGGTGTTAATACCCAGCATATACCCTTTAGGTTTTTACCTTGTATGGTTGCTGGACTTGCTTATTATCTATCACTAAAGATTCCAGAAGCAGGACCTAAGATACAATTTTTAAAACAAGAATATGAAGAGCAGTGGCTACTTGCTTCTACAGAAGACAGAGAAAAAGCTACATTATCTTTAGCACCTAGACAATCATACGTATAAGGAGAATTAAAATGGCAGAGAAAAAAGGAGGGCCTAAATTTACATTTAGAAACTTTACTGAAGAAGAACTTAAAAAACAACAAGAAAATGAAAGCCCCTTTGACAAAATAACAAGAAAGGACAGCGAAAAAAGCAAGGCAAAGAGGGAGGCTAAAGCACAGGGTGATATGACTAAAGCTGAGTCTGACGAAAAAATAATGGACAAAATGACACCAGCAGAACTACGAGCTAATCAATCTCCTAGTGAAGCACAGACTATGCTAGAGAATAAAAAGAAAAAGAAAAAGAAAAAGAAAATGAAAGCTGGCGGAGCACTAAAAGCACCCGCTAATCCTGGACTAAAAAAGTTACCTACAGAAGTACGTAACAAAATGGGCTATATGAAAAAAGGCGGTAAAATAGGCTATTCTAAAGGTGGTTCAACCTCACCTAAAAAATGTAAACGCGATGGTATAGCTATACGAGGTAGAACTAGGGGTAGAATGGTTTAATGAGTAACGCTTTTGCTAGTAAAAAGAATGCGATAGCAGACTGTGATGTTTGTGGGTTTCAATTTAAGCTAACAAAATTAAAAAGCTTAGTTGTAAGAACTACGAAAACACAGATACTAGCGTGTCCTGAGTGTTGGAACCCAGATCAGCCCCAGAACTTACAGGGTATGTATCCGGTTAACGATCCCCAGGCTATACAAGATCCTAGACCTGATAAGAGTTTTGTTATTGCGGGACCTTTTAGCTCTAGAGATATACAATGGGGATGGAGCCCTGTAGGGTTTTCAAATCCTTTACAACTAGAAGGACTAGAGAATTATTTATTAGCACAAGGACAAATAGGAACCGTAACGGTTACTACAACTTAGGAGAAGATAATGAAACAGAACCAAGAAAGAAAACCTAAAATGGTAGGTGGTTTTACACAACCACAAAACGTACCTGTACCTAATACAGCAGGATACCCAGAAAAGAATGTTAAAACTTCTGGCATAGTAACTCGTGGTAATGGAGCAGCTACTAAAGGAACTATGGCTCGCGGCACTATGGCATAAGGATAAGCAATGAACTACACAGAATTAGTTGCTGCAATTAAATCTTATACTGAAAACGAATATCCGACTGTAGACGTTAATCTATTTATAGAACAGGCGGAACAGCGTATATTTAATTCGGTCCAAATACCTGATCTACGTAAAAACGTAACGGGAAATATAACATTGGGAAACAAATATCTTAATGTTCCTTCTGATTGGTTAGCTACTTTTAGTTTAGCTGTTATAGATTCTAATAATGTATATACTTATCTATTAAATAAAGACGTAAATTTTATTAGGCAATCATTTCCTGACATTGATGCCACATTTCGCAAAAAGCCAGAATACTATGCTATTTTTGATGATACAACGTTTATACTTGGAGCTACGCCAGACGCTGCTTACACTGCTGAGCTTCATTATTACTACTATCCTCAAAGCATTGTTGCTGCTGGTACTAGCTGGCTTGGGGATAATTTTGATAGTACACTATTATATGGATCTTTGTTGGAAGCGGCTACTTACTTGAAGGCTGATGCCGATACTATTACTAACTATATGACTAGATATAAAGAAGCTATGGACTTAATTCAGAATTTAGGTGAAGGCAAAAACAGACGAGATGCGTATAGAAGTGGGCAAGCGCGTATTCCTGTTAAAGGTAGTAGAGGGCCTATATAATAAATACATTAATAAAACATTTAGACTAGGAAGTTAATTATGGCAATTTCACAGGCAATGTGTACCTCATTTAAAGTTGAGCTATTAACAGGTATACATAATTTTACTAATGGTGCAGACGTATTTAAAATTGCACTATTTAGAAACCAAGCAGCTATTCAAGGTACTTTTGGTGCGGCTACAACTAATTTTTCACAAATGGGAGCAGACCAAGTAACAGGTGCGGGTTATACTTCTGGAGGGTTTCAGTTAACAAATGTAACTCCTACTTCTACTGGTACAACCGCATTTGTTGATTTTAGTCCTAATGCTACGTTCGCCAATTCTACTCTTACTTCTTCAGGTGCTCTAATTTATAACAGCACAGACGGAGGTAAAGCGGTAGCAGTATTAGATTTTGGTGGAGATAAAATATCAACCTCTGGTACTTTCACCGTTGTATTCCCAGCTAATGACGCTTCTAATGCAATTGTTCGTATAGCTTAATAGGATTTAGTATGGCGCTCATTTTAAATGATAGAGTAAAACAAGAGACTACTACAACAGGAACGGGCACAATTACGCTTGGTACTCAACCTGCTGGGTATCAGTCTTTTGCTGCGGGAATTACTAACGGGAGCACGGTTTATTATGCTATCGCTAATACGGAAGCATCAACAACTGAATGGGAAGTAGGTTTAGGTACATTCTCTTCTTCTGGTGCTGGTACTGTTACTAGAGATACTGTCTATACTTCGTCTAACTCAAATAATAAAACAAACTTTGGTGCTGGCACAAAAGAAATTTTTGTTACTTATCCCGCCTCTAGATCGCTTTTTAAGGCTGCTGATAATTCTATTTCTCTTGCTGGCCCAACTACTTTTGGTAGCACCGTTTTACTTAATCAAGATCCTACACTTAACTTACAGGCAACCACTAAACAATATGTAGATAACTCTATTGCTGCGGGCTTAGATATTCACACTGCGGTGAGACTAGAAACAACTGGAGCTTTAAGTGCTGGATATTCAAATGGTTCTTCAGGTGTTGGCGCTACTTTAACTAATAGTGGAACCCAAGCCGCATTAGTTATAGATAGTGTTGCAGCAGTTGCTAATAATAGAGTCTTAGTTCAACAACAATCTAATGCTGCTCATAACGGTATTTATGTTGTTACTAATATAGGTTCAGGGTCAGTAAATTGGATATTAACTCGGTCTACTGACGCAAACACTTTTGGGTTAAATACCCCAACTAAATTAGGACAGGGATCCTATGTATTTGTAACCTCTGGTAATACTAGAGCAGGTCAATCTTTTGTTTGTAATACTGTAGGGACAATTACTTTTGGTACAACAAACATAACTTTTGCTCAATTCTTTGCAACACCTGTTTATACAGGGACAGCACCAATAAATGTAACAGGACAAGTTATAGCCTTAACTGGAGTTGTTGGTCCAACAAAAGGTGGTACAGGATTAAGTTCATTAGCGACAGGTAATTTATTATATGGTACAGGATCTAATACTTGGGGTGCGCTAGGGCTAGGAGCGGCATATAAAGTACTTGTCGTTAATTCAGGTGGTTCACAACTTGAATGGGGTACTGTTGCATTAAATCAATCTGCCGCAGTATCAGGAGCTTTGGGTGTTGCTAATGCAGGTACGGGACTAACTTCTTATACACTTGGAGATTTAATTTATGCTTCAGGTAGTGCAACACTAGCTAAACTTGCAGGGAATACAACCACTACTAAAAAATACTTACAAGAACAAGGTAACGGAAGTGCTGCCGCTGCCCCTAGTTGGCAACAAGTAGCCGCTGCGGATATATCAGGGTTGGCTACGAGTGCAACAACAGACACTACCAATGCAGCTAATATCTCTAGTGGTACTTTACCTGCGGCACGACTTTCAGGTTCATACACCGGGATTACAGGCGTTGGTACTTTAACAGCGGGAACTTGGTCAGCAAGTACTATTGCTTTAAATAAAGGTGGTACAGGAGCTACAACTGCAAGTGATGCAAGAGATAATTTAGGTGTAGAGATAGGTGTTAATGTACAAGCCTATGATGCTGATTTAACAGCAATAGGTGGTTTAGCAAAAACAGATGGTAACTTTATTGTTGGTAATGGTTCTACTTGGGTAGCAGAAAATGGTGCTACAGTTAGAACATCTTTAGGACTAGGAACAGCGGCTACTACAGCAGCTAGTGCTTACGCCACAGCAGCACAAGGAACTAAGGCAGACAATGCATTAGCTAAAGCTAGTAACCTATCTGACTTAGCAAACGTAAGTACAGCAAGAGATAATCTTGGAGTACAGATTAATGATGATGTAATAGGTTATGTAACACCTAGCACTTCTGGTAATGTTTTAACTTCTAATGGTTCTGCTTGGACAAGTGCAGCCATTTCTAGTATACCATCAACTTTAGGGGTAACAGGTCTATTAACAGCAAACGCAGGTGTTGTTGTAGACGAACTTACTATTGATGCTGACACCATTACAGCTACAGATGACTTCATAATAGATGCAGCAGGTGACATAACACTTGATGCAGGAGGCGGAGATGTAAATTTTGCTGATGATGGAACAGGTTTTGCATTTATTGCTAGAAGTGGTAATAATGCCATATTTGGTAATCCTGTTTCAGATGGTAACATATTAATTCAAGGAAGTGACGGAGGAACTGGTCAAGTTTACATTGAAATAAACCCAGGCGTAAACGAAGGTGTTTATGCTTTTCATGCCAATGGTGCGGGTAGTAGTGGAAATCAACTTGGACTGACTCTATTTAACCAAACGAACGGCCCTACTTTATCGCAGAATACGAGTGCTAGCTCTTTTGAATTCCAAACTTTTAGAAATAATGGTACTCAAAAAGGAGCTATTGTTGGAAGTGCTAATGCAACTGCTTATCAAACAAGTTCAGATTACAGATTAAAAC